GCTTGACGGGTTGATGTACCAGCAGCGACACCAGTGGTGACGTTTGCAGTCGGAAGGTTGTTAGACTTCAGGACATTGATGCCAGCAACTTGCATGACTTTACCTGAAGCGGTAGAGCCGTTTGCAGCGTTGCCAAAGTCAACATTGATAACCTTTGAGCTGTTAGCCAGCAGATAATACTGCTCAGGCTTCACAACGACGTAGCGGTTATCTTCAGGGACGTTCTTCTCATCGAGAGCCTGAGCTGCATCGAAGATAGCTGCGATCATATCGTCAGCTACAGTTCCTGAAGTTGCTGAAGTGATAACTGTACCGATCATATCGGCTTCACCAGTTACAGTCGGTGTTGCTTCGTTAGCGGCCTGAATGATGGTTTGCAGAATATGCTTGTCCATCTGATTAGCCAGAGCAATACCCATCTCACGAGAGTATACTGAGCGAACATCATAGTGGTTCTTTGCTTCATCGATGTTAGCAATGAAGGTTGAAGCCAAGAGAAGATCGTTGATTGTGATGATCTTCTCAGCGTGATTGATGCTGTCACCAGTGATCTCATCGCCAGGGGTATGGTAATCAGCAGATGTCCGACCCATTACAGGGAACTGAGCTGATTTGCCGTTAGCGATTGTACGAATCTGATGTTTGTCCATCATGATGGTCTGCTGCTCAAATGCAGTCAGAACTTCACCAGAAAAGACTTTTAGGAAGAGGGCGTCCTTATCGACACCCCCGTTTAGTGCGCCTAAGCGTGAAGGAGTAGCGTTAGCCATTTTTGTTGTACCTCATTGTACGAGTTAAAATAAAAGGTTTTAACCTCAGATTACTCGCCACCTTTCCTTCGAGGTTGTTCCCCGCAGGGAGCCAGAAAGTACAAATGGTCTGTGTTCTTTAGGTCTTCATGCCTCGGTTTTTATTACGAGACATTATTGAAAGATTATTAGCTGAGTTATTAAGAGTGTTATTATCCCGATGGTGGACATCTTTGCCGTCACCTTTTCGAGCTAAACCCTTCTTCACCATTAACCGACGAGCTGCGTTTCTTCCTGCCCGTCGCTTTTTTTGCTCGGGCTTGGAATGGTAATCAGCGTATTCTGCTGCGTAATTCCTAGCCATTTAGTAATCCTTACATGATGTTTGATCGAGACAGTTTTGATGCGACCTGATCACGGAACGCTGGATCAGAACTGTATCGAGGGTCTGCCATGTCTGCTTTCATTTGAGCCAAGCTCGAGTAAGCATCGACAGATGGGCGGGATTGACCTGACAAGTTTCTTGCTGGTTCAAAACCCTGTTGAGCCTCATACATTGAGCGGAGACCCTGAACGGCAAATTTAGTTTCTTCTAAGTCACCGCTATTTACTGCTCGGTTGTAGGCGTCCACCTGTCCTTCAGACAAGTTATCTGCTGCCCAATCAACCATAGTGCTATAGTTTTCTTGACCACCTACGGAGTCATAAACTTCGTTAGTGGTGTTTTGTAAAAGAGACTGTTGACCCTCGATGAAGCTGTCCACAATTTCTCGTGGAATACCAGCTTTCTCAAGGGATTCATAAGATTGATCTGTAAGACCGTCATTCGCCCAATATTCATTACTGAGTGAGTTAAAATCTAGACCAGCTTCTTGTACAGCCTCACGAGCGATCTCTTCAGAGTTTTCATTATCAGAAGAATCCGAACTTCCAGTCTCGCTTTCTCCCACATCAGCCTGTCTAGACTTTGTGAAATTAGATTGCAGTTCTTCATATGCTTTCTCTAAGTCCTCGTATGAGTCAAATTTTCCCAGTATCTTCTCATTAGAAGGAGACTGCGCCTCGTCTTGAAGCGCAGCCTGTTCTTCCAAAGATGGGTTATGATCTGGGGAATCGATATTAACCGTTTCCGTCGCCATTATTTAATCCTTGTTGAGCCATTTCCATAGCGGCTGGTGTAGCCTTCTCCGCCATTCTGCCCATTGTTTCATTTGCCATCATTTCTTGTTGAGCTTGGGCTGCTGCCTGTTGCTCCGCTTGAATGTCTTCTTCAGTCTTAACCAAACCATCCATATCAATACCAAGAGCTGTTCCAATACGTGTGATGTAATCAGATACGTTCATATACTGAGCGACAGCCTCTGCCCCAAGGGGTTGGAGGGCTGTCAGGAAAGCGTTGTACTTGTTCAAGTCATGTCCACGACCTAGGGCTTCCAAACCTGTGACAATAGCAGGACGGACAATACCTTTCGGTAAAGCTGGAAGACGCTTGGCTTTTGTCATCCGATCCATCAAGCGGTTAACCAATGGAAGCTGGAACTCCTGACTCAGGATCGAATACACACCACCTAGGGCGTCCTCGAGTTCCTTTGCCATGAAGCGTACTTCCTCAGCGGTTACACGTTCACCAGAGCGTTGCACTGCGCTATTCATAAGGAAAGCGTAGGAAAGGCGTTCTGTGATGGTACGGATGGTGTCGTAAGCGACACGCATATCAGCGTACTTCTCAGTCTGTAAAACAGAAACCTCATTGGCATTACCAGCCACGATAGCGCAGTTCTCCGCTTGGGAGATGTCACGCATACGGGTTGTGCCATTAGGGTTAACCATAAACAGAACTTTAGAAGATGCTGCTGCTGCCTCTACGACAGCCTTAGACAGGCCTTCAAGACTAATTAGGTCTCCTAGGTACTCATCGACATAAGAACGTCCGTAGGACTCTGAATCGATCCGAGTCCAACGCAAAGCTAGCATAGGTGATTTATCAATAGGCCAGCTACCGCCAGAGTCAGGGATAATCTGTCCTTTGATTTCCTGATACATACGCCATGTTTTACCATCGAGGTACATATGGGTATAAAGGGCAACCTTTTTACCGTACTCGGCTTTCATGTCAGATTCAGGATCAGCACCAAGGGCTGCAAGTTCTTTTTCTTCAAGAACTGCCGGAGACACCTCTTCCTTTGTAATAATCTCTAGGACATTACCGTAAGGGTCTCGGGTCACGACATAACTGTCTAGGCGGAATACCCGTATCCCTCCACTTTTGGGGAGGTACACTAGGACGTTACCACCTACAATGAGATGTTTTAGGGCTTCAAAAATAGGAGAGCGAAGACCAGTTGTTTCGATTTCCGTCATAACGGAACGCTCAATCTGGTTCAGTCCTTCTTCTACTTTTGCCCTTGCACCTTCTTCACCAGTCAGTTCCATCAATGTCTGATCGTCTACCTGAAGACGGAAGAAGGGGGAATTAGGGGGCAGGAGCGAGAGCAATAATTTAGATGCGAGGTTATTTACACCTCTTGCACCTACACCTTGATATGGCGTGTTATATTCTGTAGCCGAGCTATGACCACTCGGAGGCACGAGAGTTGGTATCGTAACCTCAGAGCAGTCTCTAGCTCGGTTTAGAAACATTTCACGCTCAACGGCAAGTTGCTCGTAGCGTCCTGCACAGGTCTTACCGTTGTGCATAATGTTATACTCCTACTCCACCTGACGAGTTGCCAGAGGAACCAGAGGAACCTGTTATTGAAAGAGCTGAACTCTGGTACGGTTTTGTTCCAGATGCTTTCTTGCCCTTCATTCGTTTTTTACGTTGCTCGTCTGCGCTTGTTGCCTCAGTCGGCGCACCTTGCTCCAATACAGGAGGCGGAGGTGGCGGCGGTGGAGGTGGTGGCGGGGGAGTTGGTTTAGAGCCTCCTAAACACATCAAAAATTCTCCAATATATTTTCATTTTGTTGTTCATAAACTGCCCTTAGATGTCGAGCGACTGAGGCAGCACCTGATTTAAACCAGACTTCCTTAGCTTCATTATCTATATTAGGGCAACGATCAGGAAACATCCTCTCGAGGTAATCGAGAAGAGCTTCATTTATTACTGGTAATTGACTAGACGCCACATGAACCTCCTGTGCCGCTGATGTCACAGATGTCGTGTGTTTCTACGTGTTCCTCAAATTCTGTGCCGAGCTTTTCGACCGCTTCTTTGTAAGGAACTGATACCAAAGGTTGACCACCCCGACTTCCGTCTGGGTAGCACGTAAAGCCTCTGAGCCTGTGGGCATAGGATGCCAAAGTGCTAGCGAAATCATCTACTGTATCCTCATTATTTAAAGAACTTCCCCATGAAGGAAGGTTGATTGTTGAGCTAATAGACATATCCACGTAGTCTTGAACATCGGCCTGAAATTTCATTCGACGCTCATAATCTTCAGCGAGGTCAAGTGCAGACTCGATCTTATCTGGGTTGGCTCCATACATATCGATCAGCTCTTGTGCTGCTGAATCCACGACGTATTGGTAGTGCCAGCGGTTGCCACCTTTTAGATAACGACGCTTGTAAGCCACAGCAAAAATAGGCTCGAGGCCAGTACTAGTGCCAGCCAAAATGCCAATAGAACCTGTAGGGGCAATCGCCCTGTTAGCAACAGGACGGGAGACACTATGACGATCAGCAAAACTGCGGCTAGTGGTGTCAGACTGACCTTTATAAATTGCCAGCCATTGGTGAAGCTCAGGGGTGACTTCATACCGAGACCCTTTCTTCACTAACCATTCATGCATCCCCATAAGGCCAAGCCCTAGGCGACGGTTCTTCTCACGAGTTTCATAAACAGCTCTATATGGGAGCTGGGCTTTCATAGTGCCGCAGATTAAGAACTTAGTTGCCAGATCAACGATATCCCTAAATTCTTCAATATCATCAACACGGCCTAGGTTGATACTTCCTAGGTTACAAACGTCACTATCATCTGCACTGGTAACCTCAGTACAAGCGTTACGAAGGGTTTCATTCTCTTTATCAAAGAAGTTAAAGCTAAACCCTGGTTCTGCTGACTGCATGGCCTGTTTTACATTCTGTTTGAATACGCTTCCGACATCACCTGTTTTCCAGTAATTGAGCAGCCATTCAGTGTCGTAGTTCACACTGATGTTTGTCATATCTAAGGGAGCTGGAAAGTTGAAGTCTTCTTGCTTGATGTCCCACAAGGTTTTTCCTGTGGAACCTACAGGCATTGATTGCCAGTCTTTAGCTTTTAGGAAATCTTCGATATCGCCATGTTGCCAATTTAATGAAGCATAGATGGCTGATCGACGACTACCGCCCTGCATAACCCGACGACCAATCTCGTTGATCATATTCATCTTGGGGATAGCACCAGATGCCTCACCACCAGTACGGCTGATGGTTGATCCGGCTGGACGGTAGATACTGTAGTCAACACCAATACCGCCGCCTGTCATAAGGCAGCTTTCAGATTTCCAACTAAGGTTTGCCCAATCCTCACGGCTATCTTCCTCAGCTTTCAGTAGATAGCAGTTATTAAAGAATTTGTTGGGACGCCCTGCGTAATATAAGTATCGACCTCCAGGAATAAACTTGAGTTCTGTGATGTATTTTTGAAGCTGACTACGGTCTTCCTTAGTCATATGTTCGCCACATACGTCCTCAACGAGTGTTCTGGAAAGGTCTGCCCACGTTTCACATCCGTCATGGGCGTATTTGAATTTGAAGATGTCCTCACTAAATTTAGAGCGGAACATCGGGTTGTTATTTGATTTAAAAGCCATGTTTATTATACCAAGTCTAATAGGTTAGGGGGTGTGTAGTTTTTGCCTTTGAGGACTTTGCCGTCCTCTCGTTTGACTGGTTTCCCATCTACTAGCTTGGACATATTACTTTCATGTACACGAACAAAGGCTGGTTGCATCTGTAAGCCAAAGGCATCAGCAAACCCTGAAATAACGTACTGACAATCAGCAAGCTCTTTTAGGATATGTGCAACATCTGAAGCAGGGACAGCCTTGTGATACCAAAGTAAACTACAGGCATGATCGACTGCTTCTTTCAGCTCGAGCGTCTCTTCTTGAATTAGAGACATACGGAGCTGAAGCAGTTCTACATTAAGTCGGGCGTGTCGTTCCATACCCATTGCTGTGTGGAACTCTGCGACATAGGATTCTCTTGTACGATCCTTCATCACCAGTTAACCCCCTTTGTTTTTTCCATAAGCTTTATCATCTCATCTAAATACCATCTGGCTTTCATGGCATCTTCGAGGGGATTGTTCTTATTCCAAAGGCGTGATCCTAGGTACTTTAGGACTTGTGCATGAGCGACTGAAATTGACTCATACTCGCCAACTACATCCACTATGTAAGTCCATGTTTCGATTTTACCTGAAGTGTAATGGGTAGGGTGATTGACGTTGGTTAACAACTCATCTGATTGATCTCTCGGCATCAATTAGGACTCCAAAGGTTTACTTTACCATTCTCCATGTCGTACTCGCCGTGTCTTAGAATACGGGCAAGTCTAGCTTGGGAAATAGCGTCCTCTTCGGTTAGCCCTGCTTTTTCGTAGGTCTTAACGACAGCACCCCAAGTGGGGTCTTCATCAAGAATAGCAGTAGCTCTCTTCTCCCCGATCCCTTTGCATCCAGCATAGTTATCGGCTTGGTCACCAGTGAGGACTTGTTTTAGGAAAAAGTAATCAGCCTGTTCAGGCGTTACTTCGACGATCTCATCATCCACTAGGTGAAGCCCAGGGATTTGCATCAGGTCTTTATCGATGCTCCAGATGATTGGCTCTTTAAAAAGAGGCTCGTATGTTCCACAGATACCAAGGACATCATCAGCCTCAAGACGAGGATAAGTCAGTGTACGGTATCTGGTATTACAGTAGTCTTTGAGCAGAGACAGCAGCATAGGCTTGCGTGTCTTTGCTCGGTTGGCCTTATAAGTATCACAGAGTTCTTTCCTGAAATTAACCTTATCAGTAAAAGCTACGATGACATCAGCAGCCCCAGACTTTTCGGTCAAGGTTTGCATCATGTCATCGAATTTTGCTTTTGTGTCGGATTCAGACGCCCAGAGTATCCAAGTGTCTTCATCGTACTTAGTAGGGTGTTCCAGAGAAACTGCTGCTTGAAAGGCCACGATATCCCCGTCAACGAGGAGCGTGTTCTTAGCCATACGTTCTCCTAATGTGTCTCAGCCCAGTTTGCACCGATGTTATATTCACCAGTGAGTGGTACTTTGACATTGAAGTGGTCACCAGCTCGAGCAATACAATCCACGATTAGCTTGCCGCACTCCTCTGCGATATCAGGATCACAGTCGAATTGCAGCTCATCATGAATCCATGCGACTTGCTGGCATTTATCTTGCCACCCTCTAGAGCGTAGTTCTTTGTCTACCTCTACGAGCCACTGCTTACAGACCAGACTGCCGTCCGATTGTAGGCTTGTGTTGAGGGAAGCGAATACAGCTCGTATATGGAGCTGTCTGCCGTCCAATCCTATTAGGTAACCGTTCTTTTCAGCTTCCTTTTTAACAGACTGAACAAGCTGTTTGAGTGCTGGGACTTTCTCGAAGAATGCTTTCTTAATTTGCTTTCCAGCAGATGCACCCTTACCGATAATGGAACCAATCTTAGCGTCGCCAGCACCGTAGAGAAATGCGTAGATAAACGTCTTCGCATCATTTCTAGTCGGCAAGCCAGCGGCAGTTTGGTTTGTCGTGTGGACATCCCCATCAACAACCTCCTTGGC